TGCTCGATGGTGCTACTCTCAAGTATCTGCAGTCGTCATATCGCGAACCACTACATGAATCACAAGGCCTCTCGATGTACGAGAAACCAGAGAAGGGTAGAACCTATGTATGTGTGGCCGACGTATCACGTGGTAAAGGATTAGACTACTCAGCATTCCACATCATTGACGTATCACAGATGCCTTATCGTCAGGTTGCAACATATCGCAACAACTTCATTACACCTGTTGACTATGCTGATATCATCTTCCGAACTACAAAGTCTTACAACGACGCATACGTCTTGATTGAAATCAATGACATCGGTGGACAAGTTTCTGACACATTACATTTTGACTTTGAAGTCGAGACTCTTCTCTATACTGAATCGGCTGGTCGTTCTGGTAAACGAATCTCTGGTGGTTTTGGTTCAAACGTTGATAAGGGTATTCGCACAACAAAGCAAGTGAAATCAATTGGATGTTCTATTCTTAAACTATTAGCAGAACAGAAGCAATTGATTATCAGTGACTTCAATTGTATCAATGAACTTTCTACATTCTCGAGAAGAGGTGCATCATATGAAGCTGAACCAGGTTGTCATGATGACTTAGTAATGGGATTAGTGTTGTTTGCTTGGTTAACTACACAAGCATTCTTCAAAGAAATCACTGATATTAACACTATGATGAAATTGAGAGAAAAAAGTGATGAGCAATTGATGGACGAATTGCTTCCATTTGGATTAACATACGACGATATTGAACCTGAAGAAACTGTGTATACTCCGCCACCTTCAAGGTGGCTTGACTGGTAATTGCCATTCTTATAAATAGAAGGAAGACTCTTACTTTAAATAATGCTCATAAAAGGAGATAACACATGCCATTTCAACTCAGCCCAGGTATCAATGTATCTGAGATCGACCTAACAACGGTCGTTCCTGCAGTATCGACGACGACTGGTGCTATTGCTGGTGTCTTTGCGTGGGGTCCAGTCAACGAGCCAGTCCTCGTTTCGTCTGAAGTCGACCTCGTTAAAAGATTCGGTAAACCAGTAAGTGCCCTTAACCCAGAAACGTTCTTCACTGCAGCAGACTTCCTTGCATATGGAAACTCGCTTTACGTTGTTCGTGTTACTGATGCAGTAACTGCAAACATGTCGCTCGGTACTGCTAACACCACACAGGGTATCACCGCCGCAGTGACTACTTCGGGTCTCACTAAAGTAGAAGCAAAGTATCCAGGTGACCTTGGTGATGCACTTCGTGTTATCATCATCGGTAAAACTGCATACGCATCGAACACTGTAGCTAACTCATACGTAACTCGTGCACCAAGCACCGATCGTAACGTACACGTCGTAGTTGTCGACACTACTGGTCAGTTCACCGGTATCGCTAACACTGCAGTCGAAGTATTCGAAGACCTCTCAGTCTTCAACCTTGCTAAAACCGAAAATGGAACGAATAACTACCTCGTTACTGCAATCAACGATCGTTCAAACTATGTCAAACTGACTGCTAACGCAACGTTCACTGCAAACGTCGACGCTACCGCACTTACCTTCTCGAACAGTGCTATCACTGTTACTCTTGCAGGTGGTACTGATGGTTCAGGCGAATCTGCAATTGCTCTATCGACTGTTCAAGCTGGTTACGATCAATTCAAATCACCTGAATCGATCGACGTCTCACTTATCATGACTGGTAAGTCTTCAAACAACCAGATCGGAAACTACATCATTGACAACATCTGTGAGTTCCGTAAAGACTGCATGGTCTTTATCTCACCAACTCTTGCAAACGTTGTTACAAACGGCGCGGTTAACCCAAGCGCTCAAGCGAACGTTGTCTCATTCGCAGCCGGCGTCAACAGTTCTTCTTACGCAGTAATCGACTCTGGTTACAAGTATCGTTACGACCGTTACAATGACACCTACATCTACACACCTCTCAATGGTGATGTCGCTGGTCTCTGCGTACGTACTGACGAAACCCGCGATCCTTGGTTCTCACCTGCAGGATACAACCGTGGTGCTATCAAGAACATCGTCAAACTTGCTTGGAATCCAAACAAGACCGAACGTGATCAACTGTATAAGAACCGTGTAAACCCAGTCGTAAGTCAACCAGGCCAAGGAACTATCCTCTTCGGTGACAAGACTGCGCTTAACAGACCTTCTGCATTCGATCGTATCAACGTTCGTAGACTCTTCATTGTTCTGGAAAAAGCAATCGCTCGTTCTGCACAATCAACCCTGTTCGAGTTCAACGATGAGTTCACTCGTGCACAATTCAAGAACCTTGTCGAACCATTCCTTCGCGATGTACAAGGTCGTCGTGGTATCTATGACTTCCGTGTTGTCTGTGATGAAACCAACAACACAGCGGAAATCATTGACCGCAACGAGTTTGTCGGCGACATCTACATTAAACCTGCTCGTGCGATTAACTTCATCCAACTCAACTTCGTTGCTGTAAGAACTGGTGTAGAGTTTGAAGAAATCGTCGGTCAGCGCTAAGGTATAAATATTAGAAAGGTAAGGAGAAACTAAATGGCTTTCAATATCAATGACCTTAGATCACAACTAACATTTGGAGGAGCGAAACCATCGCTCTTCCAAGTACAAATCACTAACCCTGCAAACGGCGTTGCTGACATCAAAGTTCCTTTCATGGTAAAGGCAGCTGCGATTCCAGCAAGCACTCTTAACACGATTGAAGTACCATACTTTGGTCGTCGCATTAAACTTGCAGGCGATCGTTCATTCGCTGAATGGACTGTCACTGTGATTAACGATGAAGACTTCCTCATTCGCAACGCGATGGAACAATGGATGGCTTCAATCAACTCACACCAGGGTAACATCACGAGCTTCTCGTCTGCATCGCCTCTTCAATACAAGGCACAGGCACAGATCACTCAATACTCTAAGACTGGTACTCCACTTCGTGTCTATAACTTCAACGGTCTCTTCCCAGTTGAAGTATCGCCGATCGACATGAACTGGGAAGCCGACGCAATTGAAGAATTCACCGTAACATTCCAATACGACTGGTGGAATGTTTCTGGTGGCATCACCGGAGACGGTGGTACTCAGGTATAACCTGATTTAAGGAGATAATGATTTGCAACTATTCGGTTTCGAAATTAAGCGAAAGACCGAGGCGAAGGAGCAACTGCGCTCCTTCGCTGAACCCGTTAATGATGACGGGGCAATATCAGTTGCGACTGGTGGTGCGCAAGCAACTTTTGTAGATCTTGACGGTACTGCAAAGACTGAAGCGGAACTCGTCACAAGATATCGCGGCATGCTTCAGCAACCTGAAGTACAATCGGCAGTTGACGACATCGTCAACGAGGCTATCACCATTAGTGACGACACAAGTGTTGTTGAATGTGTGACTGATGACCTCGAGATGCCGGAGACTATCAAGAAAAAGATTCGTGAAGAGTTTGAGAATGTTCTTCGACTTCTCGACTTTTCTAACCAAGGTTATGATGTCTTCTCACGTTGGTATGTTGATGGTCGACTCAACTATCATGTGATCATTGACGAAAAGAATCCCAAGAAGGGTATTCAAGAACTTCGTTACGTAGATCCACGAAAGATCCGTAAAGTTCGTGAATACGAGCGGGAAAGAATTGACAACACTAACTTCGGATTGAAGAAAGTGAAAAATGAATACTTCGTGTATTCAGAACGCGGATATGATGGTCAATCGACTAACAACACGCTCGGTGCAAACGATTCTATTCAAGGTCTAAAGATCGCGAAAGACTCTATCATTCATTGCAACTCTGGTATATTGAATGAAAAGAACACCGTAGTTCTTTCACACCTTCACAAAGCCTTTAAGCCACTCAACCAACTTCGTATGATGGAAGACGCCGCAGTCATCTATCGTATCTCACGTGCTCCTGAACGCAGAGTGTTCTATATTGACGTCGGTAACCTTCCGAAGATCAAAGCAGAACAGTATCTCCGTGAGATGATGGTCAACTATAAGAACAAACTGGTCTATGATGCTTCTACTGGTGAGATGCGTGATGATCGTAAGTTCATGACAGTGACTGACGACTTCTGGCTTCCTCGTCGTGAAGGTAACCGTGGAACTGAAATCACATCACTTCCAGGCGGTCAAAATCTCGGTGAAATGGAAGACATCAACTACTTCCAAAAGAAACTGTATAAGTCGTTGAACGTTCCTATCTCTCGCCTCGAGCCAGAGACTGGATTCTCTCTTGGTCGTTCATCAGAAATCTCACGTGACGAAGTTAAGTTCTCAAAGTTCATTCGTCGTCTTCGTGCTCGCTTTGCGATTCTATTCGATAAAGCGCTCGAGAAGCAACTTATTCTAAAGGGTATCATTAAGCCTGAAGAATGGGATACGATTAAAGATCGTATTCGTTATAACTTCATGAACGATAACCACTTTGAAGAGTTGAAAGAAGCTGAGATTCTTCGTGATAGACTAAGTCTTCTCTCTGATATAAGTAACTATACCGGTGATTACTTCTCGAAAGAATGGGTTCGTAAAAACGTTCTTCATATGACAGAAGATGAGATCGAAGAGATTAAGAAACAAATAGAGGTTGAAGCTAAGGAAGAGCCGCAAGTAGAACCTGCACAGCCACCTGAGCAAATTGATTCGAATCCACAACAAACACAAGCACAACCTAATTAAGGAGAGAACCCATGTCAATTAAAGATCTTATTGCGGCAGCATTCAACAAAGATGCTAGCGCGTTTGAATCTGCATTTTCTTCGGCAATGAAAGAAAAAGTCGGTGCAGCTATCGATTCACGTTTCCTTACTCGTGAAGAGCTAGAGCTTGACGAAGCAAAAGACGAAGAAGATGACGAAGATGAGAATGGCGACACATCTTCAGAAGAAGACAATGAAGACGACGAAGAGGATATGAAAGAGGAAGCCGAAGAACTCGACGAACTTTCAAAGAAGACTCTTGGTTCTTACATCAGCAAAGCTTCTGATAACGCAGCAACTCACGCTGTAAAGTACGGCCAAAAGAAAGCCGAAGCAGACGAAATGGATCGACTCATGAACCGTCACATGT